CCCAACTACTTTGATGTCGTTGCTTACACAGGGAACGCAACAGCAGGGCGTACTGTAAGCCATAACCTTGGTGTTGCACCTGAAATGATGTGGGTGAAGCAGAGAAGTGGGACAAATGGTTGGAGGGTTTATCATTCTGCACTTGGCAATACGAAAGTTATGTATTTAGATGCAGACACTTCGGCTCAGATTGGCTCTGAGTGGAATAACACCTCACCAACATCAAGCAATTTTACTGTGGGAAGTGCAGCTTCAATAAACGGAAGTGGTGGTACCTACATAGCCTACCTATTCGCAAGCCTAGATGGTGTGTCTAAGCTGGGGAGTATAAGTCATACAAACGGTGTAGATACAAATGTAGACTGCGGCTTTTCAAGTGGCGCACGGTTCGTTCTTTGGAAGCAAACAGACGCTTCAAACAATTGGGGCATTGTTGATGTGGAGCGTGGTTTAGTCAGTGGTAACGATGCTTTATTGCGACTGGACATTACAAACGCTGAAACATCTTCTTTTGACCTGATAGACCCACTGTCTTCTGGGTTTGTTTTCAAAGACACATTCGGGACAGGATCATACATCTTCTACGCAATCGCGTAAAACAAAGCAAACATAAGGAGAACACAACATGTATGCTAAAATCTCAGGTGGAACAGTAACAAAGTTCCCATACACATTCGGAGACTTACGTAAGGATCACCCTAACGTATCCTTCCCTAAGAACATCACACAAGCTACTATGCAGAAGTATGGCATGGTGGGTGTACTAGAAGGGCCAAAGCCTACTCTAGGGGCTTACCAGACAGCACAGCGTAATGCTCTACCTACACGTCCTGTCATTGGTCAGTACACAGAAGAAGATGCACCTATGCCTGAGATGGTTGGTGAAGACATCATTGCTAACTACTGGATGATTGAGTACACAGCAGTAGATATGTTTGCTGATACGACAGAGACAGACGAAGACGGTAATGAAGTCACAACAACCAAAGCAGAACATGAGGCTGCATATCAGGCTACACTAGATGCTAAGGCTGCTGAGACTAATCGTAAGACACGTAATGATCTTCTGGCAGATAGTGACTGGACACAGATGAATGATAGCCCACTGACTAATGAAGAGAAGACTGCATGGGCAACCTATCGTCAAGAACTACGTGACATTAGTGACTTAGACGCATGGCCTAACCTAGAAGATGCCGACTGGCCTACTAAGCCTTAAGGGGGACTTAAGGTATGTACGAGATGGTCGATCTAGTCATGCAGTGGCTAGTAGCTCCTTTAGTAGTTGTAGTATGGCACCTGTTTAATCGTTGTGTAAAACACGATACTCAGATCGCTGTACTACAATCTCAACTAGAAAGCTCTAAAGTTTCCTACGACAGGGAAATGAAAGAGATGAAAGAAACTATCAAAGCAATCTTTATTAAACTCGACAGTATAGAGCAATCACTGCGAGATAAATAATGGACCCAGTTACCATAATCTCGGGGGCTACCGTTGCCTTCAACGCCCTGAAGAAAGGTTTTGCGGTAGGTAAAGACTTACAGGATATGGGTAGTCAGCTAACCAAGTGGGCTGGCCATATGTCTGACTTAGGTCAAGCTGAGAAACAGGTAAAGAACCCTCCTTGGTGGAAGACACTGGGGGGTTCTACAGAAGCTGAAGCTATGGAGGTCTTTGCTGCAAAACGTAAAGCAGAGGCTATGAGGAAAGAACTCAAGGACTACATAAGTTTTACTATGGGTCCATCAGCCTGGGATGAACTAGTGGCTATAGAAGCAAAGATAAGAAAGCAGAAGAGAGATCAGGAATACCGTAAGGCTGAGATGATGGAAGCTGTCATCACTTGGGGTATTACAGGAACACTACTACTCACGTTCTTTGTTGGTCTAGGTCTTATAATGTATATGGTAAGGTGATGTGGTTCTTGATCTGGTTTCAGCTTATGAATGGTCAACTTGATTACTACCAAATAGGCAGTACTTACTCTTCATTAGAGGAATGTAATAAAGAAAAAGCTGAGGCTAAAGTTCTAGTAACAAGTAGGAACTCGGGTTTATTTTGTCTTGAGGCTTATAGAGACTGATAAGGGGAAGTGGGTAGTCTTAACTGACGATAATAAGATTGTATTGATAACCACAAACAAGAGGGTAGCCGAACACTATGCCAGCAACAGTAATTGACGAATACAAAGTATTCCCGCGACTTATGATGTTAGTCGTTACTATTCTAACTTACCAAAGTGTACATTGGTACATGTCTCTACCAGATCCAACTAACGGTCAAGCAGGACTAGTCAGCGTCTGTATGGGCGCACTTACTGGCTGCTTTGGTATTTGGATGAATAAAGAAGCTAAAACGGATCGAGGTTCGTAATGTTACAAGCAATCTTAGGGCCAATCACAGAGTTGGCTAGTACATGGTTAAGGGGGAGCGTTGAAACTAAAGCTGCACAGACACGAGCAAAAGTGGCTAAGGCTGAAGCAGAAGCACAAATTATGGTCAGCCGTGCTACATCAGAAGCTGACTGGGAAAAGATCATGGCGGAGGGAAGCCAGAACTCGTGGAAAGATGAGTGGCTTACCATTTTGTTTTCAATTCCGCTGATACTCGTGTTTACTGGAGACTGGGGTCGACAGGTAGTAGCTGAAGGTTTTACTGCGCTAGAGACTATGCCAGATTGGTATCAGTATACTCTAGGTGTAATCGTAGCCGCAAGCTTTGGTGTACGCTCGGCAACCAGACTCTTTGGGAGAAAATAATGAGTTTCAAACTATCTAACCGATCACTCGGTAAACTGGAAGGTGTCCATCCCGATATGGTAGCCACAGTAAAAAAGGCTATTCAACTCACTAAGGTAGACTTCGGTGTTACCTATGGGGTACGGACACTAGAAGAGCAGAAGAAGCTTTATGCCTCTGGTCGCTCTCAGACTATGAAGTCCAAACACTTACTGCAAGGAGATGGCTATTCTCATGCTGTAGACCTCGTAGCATACGATGGTCCGAATGTGGTGTGGGAACTCAATGTTTATGATGACATTGCTGATGCCATGAAGTCTGCAGCTAAGGAAGTGGGCTGTAAGATTAAGTGGGGAGCTGCATGGTCAGTAGGCAACATAGTGGACTACACTGGTACAGCAGAAGACGCTATGAATGAATACATTGATCTTCGCCGTAGTCAAGGTCGTAGGCCGTTCATTGACGGTCCTCACTTTGAGCTGATGGTCTAGTACAATGTGGATCGCTATAATACTACTGTGCCAGAACCCTTCAGCTTTATCATGTCAGGTGTTAGCAAAGACCGACGAGACCTTTTACTCTGAACAGGAATGCCAAGAGGAAGTCGTAGCGGTTGCTACAGACTTTATGAATAAGGGCCTCATGGCTATTCCTAACTGTTTTGAAGTGGGTAGTTCTACCTGAGAACTGGTCTGATAGACTGAGACAGCTCTCCTGTATTCCTACAGAACAAATCAGCAGACAGATGCTCTAGAGTTCTTATGACCCTATCACACTCTGACGAACTGTTGAGGAGCATGTCTACTTGTACATCTCCTGCATGGTAGATTATAGTTAAAATATAGTAAAATTCCATTACATGCCTCTTGTGTATCACAGTGGTTTGTAGTAAGACAGAGGAGTTACCTCCTCCAAAACTAAAGGCGGCCTTCGGGCCGCCTCTTTTTATTTGCCATCGAGATACTCATTAAGTCTCTTTGAGTACCATTCGACCTTCTTCAAGTCCTCTTGGAATTTTCCCTTGTCCCTACATCGGTGTTGATACTTGATCATATTCCCACGTAGGTAACCAATATACTCTGCTGCAGTAAGCACCTCTTTTATGTAGTCAATACACTCAATAGACCCACTCGTGTAGTGAGCAGGGCTATTGACCATATCACGCTCTTTAGAACGCTTACGCTCGTCGGGTGTAAACTCCTTTACCATTCTGGATCACCATACTCATCAAAGGAACCTACAGGACCACTGAAGCTCATGTCTACTGTGATCCCATTGACTGGGTCATCAAGCTCCTCGTGCTCTGTGGACATCACCCCCATTTCCTGAAGGTGATGCTCTAAGTAAAGTGGTATTTGGTTTTCCATTATTCACAACTCCGTAAACCTGTTGATGGATCAAAGTAGCAAGCGCCACCCTCGTCCACTTGTGGTTTTACATCTTCGTCTACAAAGAAGTCAAGTTGTTTTTCTGGCTCCTCTGCAATATCTTCTGAAGAGGCTGCATTTAGAATACCGTAACGCTTACCTGCTGC